CAGGAGTATTCTCAGCGGAAGAAGTCGGCGCACCTCATCAGAGAAAACGAGTCTTCATCCTTGGGATGGCCAACAGCGAGGACATCGGACGCGGAGGGCGGACGCATCGAGACAGAGATGACGGACCAGGGCTTCAAGAGCAAGAGGCACAGGAGCAACCAAACCTTCGGAGCGAAACTGCGGGATGCAGTGGAGACTCACGAAGAGAACTGGGCAACTCCGATAGCCAACGATGCGAAGGGGAGCGACTACGGATACAGCAGTGGGAAGAAGGTCAACTATCTGGGCGGTCAAGTGAAGAACTGGGCAACACCTCAGACCTTCGACTCCAACAACCTAGTGCGGACTCCAGAGAAACTGGCTCAGACCAGAGCGGAGAAGAACGCGGGGTGTATGAACCTCAGGGAGCAAGTTCACTATCCAGATATGGATCACAGTCGCAAGGGAGCCAAGGCTTT